TGTGACTAAATCCCTTTCAAGATTTGCCCGCATATAATTTGCAATATCCTGAATCCCTAATCCTGCCCGCTCGCCCGCTGCAACGTGTAAATCAATTATCCGGTTAATATTTTCCGCCTCCGTATCGAGAATCATTCCGGTTACCTTTGCACTTCTTTCCGCTGCATATTTCCTGTAAAGTCTCTCCCAAAAATTTAACTGGTAATCGTCTTTCTTTGTGAGTAACTTTTGAGCAGTTGAATAAGCAAAATAACTCCCAGTGTGTAAGTAAAGCGTTTCAATATACCCTTCAATCTCACCCTTCACTAATAACCTCCTGACTTGCTGTTTTAAGTCTTCGGGATTAATATGCTCCGCGCGTGCGAGGATCGGCTGAACTGATTTTAAAAGTGCTTTTCGACCTTCACGCCAATAAGATTTTATAAAAGAACGCTGAGAATTTTTGTCTAAAAGGACTCTCATAACCTTTAATTTTTCAACCTGTAATCCTTATAATGTTTCAAAGCATTATCAGTCTGATCCATTGTCGGAGCAAGACCTATTTCATCTAACCTCTGTAGTCCAAGTGCTACAAGTGGAACGTCTGAATTTAGTAAGTTCAATGCATCGTAATTACAAGCACTCCTGATCTCGTCCATTGAAAATATCCCCGCCTCTTTCATCCATTTGATCTTTAGTCTCATTGCCTCTTGTAAGCAAGGAACGTCGGAATAATCAGCTACAAACCGAGTGTTTTCTTCTCCGGGGAATTGTGGCATCAACCATTTTGAGAACTTATCAAGGAAATTATTTACTCCCGGCTGTATGGCATTAATCCAAAGGGATAGTTCAGCCTGCCCGTAATTATCATACTTTTTATCCGCACCTGATCCTGAAAATAATAAATTTGGAACGTTATAAGCATCACATATCTTACCAAAGAATATTCCTAACGAGTTGATTATTTCCATGTCCACAGGCTTTATCCCGAAGTTGACCCATTCAACTGATTTATTAGATGCAACAACCTGTCCCCGTTTCTTTGCCCCGTAATAAGATTTTTGGATAGTGTTTTTGAACTCCTGTAATTGCTGCTTAGTAGTCACCCTGTCAGAATATTCACCGTCTTTCTGTTTAACTCCCAAAATGGTTAATACACCATAAGCTCCCATGTTCTGGAATGAACTAATAAGACTGTCATATCCAGCATCTGATCCGTTGATACTTTTAAAGATTGGCCGTAATCGAGACATCCCCCTTAACCAATTGCCAGTCTCATCATAATTAGGATTGAAATCTTTCCAATGGAATACCTCTTCAAAAGTATAATCAGGCTTCCCTCCCATTGACCAACGAAGATTCCATCCTTTTATCGGTTCCTGTACTGTTCCTATCTGTTCAACCATGCAATGAGGCGGAAGAAGTTCAAGCCTTAACGGTTGCTTAGCGTTTAAACCGGTGTCAATGCTATTACCTGTTATGAAGCCTTCTCCAAATATGTAGTAAAAAGTTAATGCACCCTCAATAAATTCGGTACGATTCATTAAAGGGTTTGGATTCTCAATAAGTTTCAATGCTTTCCCAGGCTTATCCTTTCCGGAAATTATATCTATTTGCCTGATTGGAAGATTTGAGGCTGGCTCTGTGATTTTATTGATTACTGTGAATACATCCCCATTACTTACAGCTGATTTGCGATAAAATTCCAGGGAGGTTTCATCATAGACAACGCCATTAGCAATCATCTTGATTGTCGAATCAAAAAACCTGCTTTGACCGAATAATTTTTTAACGCCTGACCACAAACTCATGCTACCTTATATTTCCAAATAAAACCACCTGCGTTTTTTGTTAATCCACATACGCAATTTGAAATAGAAGTACTACCGATTCCTAATGATTTAGATGCAGTCGTTAGGGATTCCCAATCCATAATATGTTCACCAAATTGATTAAACTGCCTTATTGCAACATTTTGATGAGCCCCTATTTTCATACTTTGCTCCTTGCTCCTATTTAACTGAATAATATGCATTTTTTGCTTAGTCTCTTTTGACTGCTTACATCCTAAAGAGCTGCCTGCATTTTTACATATATTAAAGTACGGATTATAGGAGTCAATAAAATACTGTTCAATCTTAATTAAATCAGTTGTATTACACCCAAGTAAAAGAGAGAACTGTAAATCAGATTCACCGTATTTATTGAAATGGTTCTGTAATTTAATAGAATGGTGTTTGTGTTTCCTTAAATCACGTAAATGACGCCCGTGTCTCCTCCATATGTCATCAGAACTCCCAATATACTTTCTATCTGATTTAGCCTTAGATTGAATCAGATATATTCCGGACATCTTCATTTATTATTCCTTGTTAGCACGAGAAAAATAACTTCAGCAACAAAGATAAATGATCTTATTCTTATTTAGACTAAATAAATAAATAAACTTATGAGCAATGTTTTTGACTTATCAACATCATGCAAAAAGAAAAGAGGGTGTATTTTTAGAAATTAACTCCAAAATTAATACCGCCCTCCCGTTTAATAAAATCAAAACAGAATCCTATCATCGTATTTTTAAATTTTGCCCCGCATCCTAAATCAAATGAAACCGGGTAATAGACCCTGTTAAGTAGATCAGCGATCCTATTGCTGTAATAATGATAAGACATCCCCGCGGAGAAATAAGTACGAGTAAAATCATCATAATAACTCTTCATGTACCTTACATAGCCTATTGCCGTCTTGATATGGTTGTTAATTCTTTCAATTTCATTTACCCGGTAATTGCCTTTACTCATAGCAATATAAAGTCCTGAGTTCTGGATTTGCCTGTCATATCTCAATCCTAATCCCCTGTCAGAAGGATAAGAAAGAACTGATAAAGTGTTTTGCGCTTGCAAACTGCCAAGTAATGCGATCAACAAGCTGATTAAGATTAGTTTTTTCATTTGCCCAAAAATGAATTACGTTCTCTTACCTTTCCCTCGCTCCATAATTTTATAACAACCTCCACAACCTCTTCAAGTCTGACAATTAATAAAACATGCTGAATTACCATTTGAAGATTAATATTCGTATTGGTCACTTTAAAATTTACAACTTCATCTTTCCGCTTTAACCATTCCCGGTAAACAACTTCGTTTGTGTAAATAGTTATCCTAATCTCGTCAGGTTCAAAAGACACCGATCTTTCATATTTGATTTCTTTGTCATTTATCAATGACCTGTAAGTGGTTCCATTAATTGCTTCTGTACTCATAATTTTTAGTTTTGTTTTATACTGTGTAAAAGTGTAGTAACGTATTTTTTAGTTATAGAAGTATTACGTCTTTATAAGTTCTGTAATTAACTATCGAACTGACACATGAACGAGTTAAATTATGTTTTTTAATCATCGTCACTTGTCTTGTACCGTTTTTACAAGAGTTACGAATATCATTTACTTGTTCCCCTGATAGTTTTCTATTAACATAACTTCTTTTAGTGTAGTTTCTAACTTTATCTATATTCGATCTTCCCTTTGCATAACAGTCTTTTGAATTATCAAAATATGTCCCTTCAAATAAATGATCTGGGCGCACACAAGACGGATTATCACATCTATGACATATTAATTTGTCTTTATCAAGTCGATTATAAGCATTTAAGAAGGCTACACGATGTGCAAGATGTCCTTTGAATATACCATAACCTTCACTGTTTCTATTTCCTATCCAATTCCAACATATATCTGTTTTACTAATCCTTTTATAAAATTCTTCGTCGAATGTACCCATGTCGTTACTCTATTAATATATTTGTGACTAACTAATTGATTATATAATAGTTAAAAATTTGACTTTATGCAGATATAAACTCGCTTTCTTCTGTTCCATTCAATAGATAATGTATTCCCCAAACTAAGGCATCTATTCTATTTGGGGATTTTGCGCCAGAATTGGGAATCCAAGTTGTCATTTCATCCTCTAATTTTGACAGATCACCAAAATGATGTACCCGACCCTGTGAATAGAGTAATGCCTTTGGCTCTGCTCTTGTTTGCTTCCCTCTTGCAGCATGAACGTCTTCATAAGGCATTGCACCATTTACAAGTGTGATAACGTCCCTGATATAGTCACCTCCGTTATTTACTTCCGCCACAACCATGTCAGCTTGTTTATCTTCGTAAGCATCCATTATACGCCGTGCTGTTTGAATAGGGCTATATTTACCCGTATAATCACCTGTTACATAAAAATGACCGTCAGCACCGGTTCCGACCGTTATAATGCCTGTATCATCACTATCATCATTCTTTGTTACCGCCGGGTCAACGGCTACACATACCCGTATAAGTTGCGGTAATTCCATTACCCTATTTTTCTCAATCATATCCCATGTCCATAGAGCTCCTTCAATATCGTCAAGAAATATACCATATCTGAAACGATCCTGCTGTCTTTTTGAAAGTGTGCTGAGAATTGATTCAATGTAATCAGCCGGAAGATTATCTGCATTATCATCAGGGTTTATTAGCATTGAAGCGTATAGTTCTTTGTTTAGCGCTGCATCAGTATCTGGATTAACGTTCTTAATGAATAGTTTATAGACCCAGTGAGTTGTCGCCGGAGGGTTACAATCAATATACATCCTATTGACTAACTTTGTATTTTGTGCGAGCCTGGTTAATAACAAACAATATGAACTATAACTGATCTGAGAAGCCTCATTAACAAATATTGATGCGTATTCATTACCTAAAACCTTCTCTGTACGATCTTTATCGTTCAGTCCCCCTATCCATATCTGAGATCCAT